GGGAGCATTGAAATCGCCATCAAATACGGGTGGGATCACCTCTGGATTTCTTACGCGAGCGACACGGACGAGGGGTCGCCGGTCCAGAAGCCGGTGGCCGTATACGTCGATCGCGTGTATGAGCGGAAGAAGTTCACCGGGCTAAAGCTGGCCCGGACATGGTCTGAGTTCCATCTGCGAACCGGCGCGGTGTTCACTCACCCGATCGACCCCGACAAGGTGGGGCAGTCGTGAGCGACGCATTTTCAAAGGTCCGCCCCGGGGACAAGCTGGGAATCCAGGCGAGGGCGTGGAATCGCGTAATCGATCAGGTCACGACCAAGCCGCGGTTCGACGGCAACACGAGCCCGTGGCCCGCGATCAACTTCCAAGTTCGATGCCGCAACGCCACGTCGGGCGTCATTGCCCGCTGGGGCGTGTTGCAGATCACGGGCGTGCTGGAGACTCCGACCGGGGCCACCGGGGCCGCCGCGACGATGTCTTTCCAGGCGTATCCGGGTGTTGTCGGAGTGACGCCGACGGATTCCGCCAACGCGAGATACGTCGTTGCGACGCAGCCGATCAAGGCCGGCGAAATCGGGATGGCTGCGATTGACGGAGTCGTCCAAGTCAAGCTCAACGTGCAGTCGGAATCTGACGCCTTCGCCACGGTCGAAAGCGGTTCGGTGGATCAGATGAAGACGGCGTCAAGCGGCAACGCGAGCGTGCTGTGGAAGGAAGCCGGCACTGGCGCGGGGAAGTGGGGGCTCGTGCGAATCGGAGCCGGGGCTGGTGGCGGCGTGAAGCTCGGCAAGATCACCGGGACGTGGACGAAGGGAACCGAGGCAACCGTGTGGGAGTTTACCGGGTCCGGGGTTCAGGCTTCCGGACCGACGGGGCCAGTGAGTATCACGGGAGTGAATCGTTTTGCCGACGTGAACACGACTGGCGGGGCGGCAAAGTGGGTCGCGATCGCAAGCATTGATTCGGCGTGGCATCTCATCGCAGCGGAGTGCTGACCTATGGTGCTGCTGCCGTGCGGAAAATGCGGGTGCGGGTCAACATGCACCTGCTCTCCCGGGCAGTTGATAATGCTCGCGCCGACGGGCCTCATTACGACCGGCTCCGGGCCGTATGGCGACTTCTATCTGGCAAAAACTCAATGCCGAATAGCGTTGGATTCGTGGCAGGCAAAGGCCCGATCTGCGGTAACGCCCGGCAGGGCAAGTTTTTCGCTTTCCTCAGTAAATCCGTCGTGTACGACCGGCATGACGGAACACCCAGAACAGCCAGAACAATACCGCTGGGGTGTTGAATGCGCCTTCGGAATGCTGACGCACAAGAGCGAAAGGAGCGGCGCGGGAGGAGGCTTTGCTTATTTCAATGTTTCGTTTCAGACCAACAACTCCGGCACCATCGACGCGCAACTCACGATCCACTGGGAGCATCACGACGACTCCGAGCCGCCACCCAAAGTGGCGGTGTATCAGCGCACGATCTCCCGTTGCCCAACGTGCGAAAACGGCGACATTCTCTCATTTGGCCCGTCGCAATACGTCTGCGGCACCAGGTACTGCGGTGAGGACGCGACGTACCGATTCAAAGGGTACTGCGACTGCGGGACGCCCAAGTCGAGGTCCGGAAGCGGCGTCGGCCCGGACGTTCAAACGTACACGTTCCCGGCCGAGAACCGTTGCATCTACCTTGCCGGCTCGATCGTCGACAATGCAACGGTCGTGGTGACGGTTTCCGGTTCCGATGTTTGGAACAGCGGATCGATCACGGGATCATTTGGGCGGTGCTTCAACAAGCCGGACGGCGTGACCACGGTCCAGGTCACGGTGACGGGTGCATCGGGGTCGTCGTTCTCGTACACGCTCACCTGCGATGCGTGCCCACCGGTGGAAGTCGCCCCGCCATGCTGCCGAGAGTTTGATCTCCCTGGCTGCACTGGCGTAGCGGTGCGATACTGTTCTCCGGCCCCGCCGCTCGACACGGCAGAATGTCCAAACTCCTCCGCCCTGCCGGCGTGTGATACCGGGACGTGTACGTCAACGGAAGTGTTCCCGGCGAGATTTCCGCCGCACGACTGCCTGAACAATCTTTTTCGTGCAAACGGGGCATGGGTCACGATCTCCGGCTGGTCGGCGTATGCGGGCGACACGAGCGGACTGACGGCCGACGAGATCGCGCTGTTCGACGAAGTGGGCCGGAAGGTCAATCGGTCATTCAACGTGCCGTTTACTTGCCTGGGAAATCGCACCGTGACGATCGACCTTGGCGTGGGCGAGGAGCGCGACACGGAGGACTGTTCAGGCGCTCACTGGTTCGCCACCGTCAGTGTGAATCTGTGCGCCCGCACGGCGTCGGTAAACGTGTCGAACCTGTCATGTTATGACGGCACCGCGATCAGCATCTCTCTTGGGAACCTCACGGCGATAACTGTCCCGTGTAACTCGTGGACCGCATGTAACTGCCAGCAATACTCCGACGACATACCGCTCGTCGATGGTATTTACGGCGGCGGCACGCTCACCGTTTCTCCGTAGGATTTCATGGACGCGATCTGCCAGTTCGAACAGCAGGACGACGGAAGCCACCTATGCCGAGTGTGTGGCCTACGCGCACCTGCGGTCGCGGTGCGCCCGGTCGCCAACTGTTTCGGCCCTGGCGGATGGAGCCCGCAAGCGCTCTACCCGGAGCAACCGCCGGCGGCGCCTGCCGGCCCTGGCTCCAGGCTGAAGGCCCTCCTCCGCGACTGGCTCGGCATCGAGGCGTCTCCGACGTGCCGGTGCAACGGCATGGCCGCGAAGATGGACGCCCTCGGCCCGGACTGGTGCGAGTCCGACGAGGGTATGTCGGAGATCCTCGGCGTCATGCGGGACGAGCACGCCCGCCGGCGGGCCGAGGGGCTTACCGTCCTGCCGTGGGCCGACTTCGCCGCCCGGCGGCTCGTGCTGCTGGCATGCCGGCAGGCCCGTGATGCGGCCAAAAACCCCGGTTGACACCCGTACACCTGTAGGCACACTGGCCCGTACACGGAGGTGGCATGGCGACGCCCGCATTGCTCGACGACGTGCTGAAAAATCTCCCTCGCCAGAGTCGGCAGAGTTTTGCGGACGTGCTGCCGCCGGACCTGCTGGCCGAGGTCGAGGAAATCCGATCCGAGTTCCGCGCCGGCCGGATTCACGCCACGAAGACCGGACTCGGAAAAGCGCTGTCCGCAACTCTCGCCGCCCGCGGCATCAACGCACACCCAGTTACGGTGAGTCGATGGCTCGACGCCCGCTGATCGCCGACGTGGTTGCCAGCCTCCCGCAGCCGGCGCCGGCTGCCGACGCGGAGCAAGTCACGAAGCGCACCGACGGCGACAGCGTCGAAGCCCGCAGCGTGTCGCGAACGATCCGGACCGTCGACGATCTGCTGCGGCATATCGAGGCGGACCTCGACCGCTACGAGGTCGCGGCGAGTGAAGCGACCAAGTGGGAGTCGGCGAGCGTCGATCGAAATAGCGGGCAGCCGGTCGTGACCGAGTTGTTCCGGGTGTTCGTGCGGCTCAAGCCGCGGCCCGGCCCGGGCATCCGCGAGTGCGTCGAGGCGATGATCGAGTCGGCACTGGCTGGCCGGCGGGTGAAGGCGAAGCCGCTGCCGAAGTCGGCGCGTGGGCCGTGGGCCGTGCTTGTGGTGGCCGACACGCATTTCGGGAAATACTGCTGGGAGGGCACGACCGGCGAAGCCGACTACGACCTAGACATCGCCGCCCAACTGGTCGCCGACGCATCTCGTGAGCTGCTGGACTTGGCCGCCCGATACCGACCGGCCCGCATGACCGTCGGCATGGTCGGAGATATTTTCCACTACGATTCTCCGGCCGGGACCACCACCAGCGGCACGCCGCTCGAGCGGGACGGTCGGCTGCAGAAAATGATCGGCGTCGGCACAGATTCAGTCATCGGCGTGGTCGACGATGCGGCGAAGATAGCGGCGGCCGACGTGGTGATCGTCAACGGCAACCACGACGAGACGCTGACGTGGGCGCTGCATCGGCTCCTGGTCGAACGCTATCAGTCCGGCGGCCGAGTCCGCATCGACGAGAAGTTCACTCCGCGGAAATACCTCGACCACGGCGGCAACCTCCTCGGGTTCGTCCACGGCCACCGGGCAAAGCGAAAGTTGCCGCAGCTCATGGCGATCGAGGCGGCGAAAGCGTGGTCCCGCTGCCCGTACCGCGAGATCCACACCGGGCATCTCCACCACCAGGCGGCCGAGTGGTCTCGGCCGATTGAAACCCTTGACGGGGTGCTGGTGCGGGTCGCGCCGTCGCTCGGGCCGGCGGACGACTACCACGCGGTCAACGGCTGGTTGGGCCAGCGGCGGGCGATGGAGTTGTTCGTCTACGACGAGGCCGGCGGGCTGGTTGCCATGCACGTCGCTGGCCCCCGGCTGGAGGTGCCGGCGTGACGGAACATCGGTACTTGCAAACTTGTGCCGAGGATTTGCAACCACTCACGGACGAATACATCGCGCAGGTCGTGCGGGACTCACGACGGCACCAAGGGTCATGGACGGGGACGGCGGGCACGTTGGCTGCCCACTGCATGAGACTCGTAAAAGAGAGGGAGCGAATGCTGGAAGCGAACAGGGCGACGGGCGTGGCGGATGCGACGGAGATGGCGAAGCAGGTCGGCGCGGCATGGGAAAAGTATCGCCAGCGCGGACCGATTGAGCGAGCGGTTTACGGCGAGACTGCCGATCAGCCGCCGCCGGAAATCACGCCGGCCGAGCAGCTCTGCGAGAAGACGGCCGCCGTCATCCGCGATCGCCGGCCCAGATACGGCGGACCGAAACAGCATTTTTCGCGGACGGTCGGCATGATAAACGCCGCGTTCGCGGACGTTCTGAAGCGGCCGCTCACCGAGGCCGACTGGGCGGTCATCATGGTCCTCGATAAGGTCGCCCGGTTCCGGGGGCCAGGGGCAACGATCGACGGCCCAGTAGACATCGCCGGTTATGCCGCGTGTCTGTTTGAGGTCATGGGCGGCGGTGACTGATTGCGCCGGGGGCACACCTGAACATGCGTACAATGGTGGTAGAGGCGATATGTCCGAGTCCCTATTTCGAGCGGGTGCCCGTGGCCGCGAGCCGCTCGCCGAGGCCGGCGAGTCGGAGCGACACGTCCACTACCAGCATTCGCGGCGGGTCGGGATCGGCTGCATCACCTCCAAACCCGCCGGCACGCGGAAGCCGCTGACGTTCCACGAAATCCTTGCTCTACGTCTAGGGGTCACGCTCGCTGAGGCCAGACGATTACACGCCAACTCTGAGGTACGCTGATGCCGACTTCGCTGACCGTCGCCGGGACCACCAGACTCGCGTGGTCTCTCTCCGATCCCCAGGCCGTGGCGTCCTATTCGGGCAGCGGCGAGGAGCGATCCTCGAGGTCAATCAGCAACGGCACCGGCGTCGGCCAGGCGAACGTGGTCATCGGCAGGTCGATCACGGGGACGCAAGCCGGGTTCTCGCTGGCGATCACCGGCGCCACCGGCACGGTGTTTGATGCCACGTCGACCGCCCGGATCAACACCGTCCGCGAGTTGCTCGTCCAGGTCAACACCGGGCCCACAGGTGGATTCGTGACGCTGACGCACCCCGGGATCTCCGGCGTGCGGGTCGGCATCGGCGGGCAGTTCCATTTGGCCGACTACGACTCCGGAATCACGGGCGGGACGCTGGCGTTCGCCGCGACCGTCACTGGCACCTACGGCGTGGACGTGACCGCAGTCGGCGTGGGGACGTATTCGTGATCTCCGACGCCCCGATCGCCGTCGCGGATGCCGCGCCCGGTGGCGTGCTCACCAAAATCGACGCATTCATCAGCGCCGCCCGGTCGGCGGCTGCCGGCGGAATCACTTGGTCGGAGTTCGGCGAGTTGCTTGTCGCTCTCCTGCGGCTGGCGGTCTCGTCGCTGGACGC